GACCGACCAAGTTACGTATACATTGCGACTACAAGCACCCTACACGCTCAATGTAGGCCAACCATGGGATAAATTAAATAATAGCAATACGGTAGCAATTACTGGGCTAAGTAACGGTACCGCCTACTATATCTCAATTGATTCATATAATAATTTCTATCAACGCAGTGGAACATTTTCTACAGGAGGAGGAACTATAACTCCAGTAGCCCCACCATATTTCCCGCCGTTCTTTCCGCCGTTCTTCCCGCCGTTCTTCCCGCCGTTCTTTCCACCGTTCTTCCCACCGTATTTCCCTCCATTCTTCCCACCGTTCTTCCCGCCTAGATTTAAGTAGGTTTGAATTTGAACTCATTAGTTGAACCTGGACATTTTGGTTCAAAAAAAGATTCCATCGTTGTTATTGGAAATTTTGTTGAACCAGAACATTTAAAAACTATACAAAAATTCTTACCGACAATCAATGAATGGGTAGACCCAGGCGAAAGTCAATATTCCGAAGATGGAACATGCCTCTATAATGCCGACTATTGGCGCCATAGGCAATGTAGTGGGGAGATTATTCAAAAATTAAATAATGATATTTATAAAATTATTGAATTTTATATTAATAAAATGCAAAAAGTTTTAACAGAAACATTTTCGGTTCAACTATCAAGTAGGCCGCCAGTTCTTGTCAAATGGACACCAGGGACAGAACAACGACCACATGCCGATAAACAATTAAACGATGGCTCACCAAACCCGTTTCCTGATTATGATTTAAATTCGCTTATCTACTATAATGATGATTTTGAGGGTGGCGAATTATATTATCCAGAACATGACATTGTAATAAAGCCGGAGCCAGGCCTAGCCGTCGCTCACCCAGGTGATATACATTTTCTACATGGTGTAAAACGTATTATTTCTGGCGAAAGATGGACTACACCATCTTTTTATACAGTGAAGGAAATTTTATGAGATTGTTAAAACACAAAAATTTTACAATTATTTTTGATTTTTTGACAGAGCACGAGATTGCCGTGTTCTCACAATATTTTTCTAATGTTGAATGGGTGGAGTCACATGGTGATAGACATTTTTCAAACAACATTACGTCGCTTGATATTGGAGAAATCGCGCTCAAAGTACAGGGCCGATTAAAATCAGCAATAGAAAATATTTATTCATGTAGTCTGAGTGATGAAACTCTTGGTACTTTTGTCAAATATCGACTTGGCCATGGACTACCTCTTCATTACGATTCAGTAACAGTAGACGAAATAACGGGGGAGGAAACAATACATAAAACATTTAGTGGGTGCGCTAAGTGCGACATAACATCAACACTTTATTTAAACAATAATTCTGTAGGTGGAGAAATACATTTTCCGAACTTGGACATCACCTACTATCCACTGGAAGGTTCTGTAATTGTATTTCCGTCATCCAAGGAATACGAACACGAAGTATCTTCAGTGACGAGCGGCGACAGGATTATGACTACCACTTTTTGGCATGTATTTGATGATGCGCAAAACTAAATTTAAAAATATAACAATCATTAACAATTTGATTAGTCCACAGGATGTTGCTAAATTACGCACATATATTGATTCTTCTCCTCTTCAGGATGAAGAAAATAACCCTAATAAATTTATTAATGTACAAGATAATGAATGTAATACCATATTGTTAAATGCTCAACAATTACTTAAAAGCAATATTGAGAAAGATTTCAATACACCGGTAAGCGACGAAGGAATAGGTACAGTAGTAAAATTCTCTATAGGCTGGGAACTACCGTATCACTGCGACCAATGGTCGAGCCTACCCACATACGGTGGCGCCCCAAAACGTGATATTAGTTCGATAATCTATTTGAGCGATGATTTTGAGGGTGGCGAATTGGTTTTTCCTGACTTGGATATATTCATACAGCCTGTGGCCGGGTCCGCTATCTATTTTACGGGTACCGAGGAATATATGCATCAAGTAACCCCATTACTTTCCGGAACAAGATTGACTTGCACTGGTTTTTGGGGTAATCTTTCACTCTATGACAATGTTTCGATACCCCGAACCGCTACCGTTTCGTTTTGAAAAACATTCAGTAGGTGCCCCAGAACTAGGGATACGCTTATATAAGGGTGTTTTGCCGCTCGCGGCAATGATTCCTGAGCGGCTCGAAAAAACTTTAGCAAGCAGCAGTCACCCTTATTTCCGTTGGCACGATTCACTCGTTGGAGAGGGAGTAAAGATGCCTGAATACAGGGATTGTGTTGATTTCAAATACGACAAGGAGTACGACGACAAAACTCCACCTGAATTCAGGGACATAATTGATGTCTATTATACGGTTGCTAATGTTCAGAATGAATGTTTGCGTGATTATCAATCCGAGTACAACATTAATATGACTTATATGGAGGCAATTAATTTTGTAAAATATACCGCTGGTCAACATTTTAATGTCCATACTGACCATGGTTTTTCTTATGTTTGTACCGTATCGTCGGTGATGTATCTCAATGATTCCTATGACGGCGGGGAGTTGTGGTTTCCAAAACTTGACATAAAAATTACGCCTGAATATGGGGATGTAGTATTTTTTCCTTCTACCTATATTTATGCACATGCTTCAATGCCTGTAACTTCGGGGGCGAAGTATTCCGCTGTGACGATGTATGACTACAACGACGATACGCATAAGTATGGTGGATTTACGCGCGATTTTGGGCAAACAAATAATCAACCATATGAACCATCAACTAGCAACAGTATAGTTCTTGGCCCGATTACCCCAATAGAGAGTACTTCTTTATGACGCTACTAACGTTGACTAGAACACATCAACTTTCTCCAGAAATAAAACAATCACGATTAAAGCGCGACTGGATGGACGATACGTACAACAAACATGCTTATCGATGTCTGCCATTAAGCGCAGCAAACGTTAATGGATGGGAAATAATCTTACAAAAAGAAATTGTTGCTATTTGGGATGGTGGAATGTCGGTTCCCAGAATTATTTCGGATGATTCATTTGATGGTAGAACTATCGCCAATTGTAACAAAATTGGGATGATTGATATTCATATTGGGTGGGCGTTTGGTACGGAGCAAGGTTTTGACACCGTTGTTACTGGTTCCCCAAATTTTTTTATTGACGGACTAGAACCACTGACTGCATTGATACCGAGTAGTTGGTGGCCTGATGAAGTGCAGATGACATGGAGATTCACTACGCCAGGGAAAGAGGTTATTTTCCCGCAAGGAATGCCTTTTGCATTTTTTTATATTCAACCTTCCCATCTTCTAGAAGAAGTCAATTTCAAAATTAAAAATCTTTGGGATGACTACGAACTTATTCAAAAAAGAATGTCATATAGTGATGCCAAGATGAAAAAACAAACAGATGAACCGTGGACGTGGATGAATGGTATTCGGACTGGTCTCAATGAACATGGAGAACAAATAGGTCCACGTCACGATGGTCTCATGCAATTATCCGAACCGGAAATCCCCGAGGTGAATAATGTTGATTGATTCAACTTCAACTTTCAAAGTAACTGCCCATACTCCTTTGGGTGATGAAGATTTCCATATTTCACTGATTAAATGCAATGACGTTATTGGTGGAAGAATATGGAATGACAAGGGCGAAATTAGTTTTTCTGATTCGATTGAAGAAAATGATTCCCTAATATGGAGCATTCCTATAGAAACACCATTTGAAACAATTCTTAAATTTGTCGTTGCCGTGTCAAAGGAAGAGAACAGAATGAGTGGACGAGTCGTTATTGGTGATTATGGTTCTGTGGACTTTCAAGGGTTTGGTGAATAAAATGTCTGATGATAAAAATTGCGTTTATAACGTGGGTATGTCCTCAATTGATGGTGAAGCAGATTTTTTGAGTCAATTTCATGGAAAAGTAACACTTTTTGTTAATATTGCATCCAAATGTGGTTATCAACCAAAATGCAGCAATTTTTGGTCTTATGCCAGAAGTTTGCGTCAATTCAAGCAACTGCAAGTTGTGCACGACGAGTTTAAGGACAGGGGTTTCAGCGTTGTGGGTATTCCATGTAACCAATTTGGGAAGATGGAACCATGTCCGAACCATGAAATTTCATCATTCATAAAAAAGTCATATGAATTTGTTAATTTTCCTATTTCTGAAAAAATTGATGTCAATGGTGCCAATGAGCATGAATTGTACTCAATTATTAAAGGAAGAGAAAAACGCAACAAGTCTGACTCTAGGGCAAATAACAGCGATGAAGCATTTGCTGGGTGGAATGTAGAAGGTGCTGCCTTGGCTAGAATCCCTGGTAATTGGGAAAAATTCATAGTTGGCCGAAGCGGTACAGTAATTGCTAGATTTAATTGGCAGTCAATGCCTCTTGACGACGAGCCCTTAACCACCGGCGAAAGTTGGACCATAAGAGAAGCAATTGACGAAATACTGGGTTAATAGAGGCAGTAGTCTTTTCATTGTAACTAAATGATGGGATAATATATAATGGTTGGAGGTGTCCTATGTCAAGTTTGTCAAATCAAATAAAAATTAAAGCACTTAGAGAAAAAATTGATGAACTTGAAGTATCGCTCTATCGGTCGCTTGCTGGAAATGGTTTTGATTTAGATTTATTTGAATCCGAAGACGATGTTATTAGCCACATTGGCTCAATGTTTAGCCTATTCACCACGCCAGCAATACGATTCAGATACGGATTCAGAGTATGGAAGAGTATCCCAATTTCTGAGCAACCAGAACACTGGATGGCGCCAACATGCTCATCAACCGATACCCACATGAATATCCCAATGGACGAACTTTACGGTCGCACCGAATTCAAAGATATCCTCATGGACACTGGCTTCTTGGAGAAAATCGTAAATCATGTAGTAATTTACAACATTCCAGGTGGAGCCTCAATTATCTACAACGAATTAACACCGGGCTCCGAACACCTAATCAAGCAGTACCAGATGATTCACCCATATCCTGGGGCGCCATCATTACACGAACTATTTAAACTATTACTAGAGTGGCAATGGGCCTACGTTTATGCAGAAAGTCGCGAGCCAATGGCAGAAGTTGCTCACGAAATACTGACCAGTCTTGGACTTCATATTGACCAACAAAATTCAGTTGAACCAGTAAAATCACTCATGCAACTACCCGACATGCAAGTTGCTCAATACTTCAAAACTGGTACATGCTTACTGCCGGAAATAGCGCCACCAGAACCAGTAGAATTTAAACTATGGGTAGCAAAAATGGGAATTTTTAATTTGCATAAAAAAGAATTTGCCGATATGTACGAAACTTGTTTACGGATAAAAATTGTGAAGGCAAAATTGTCCTCATTGGAGAATGAATAAATCATGGCATTAAATGAACAACAAAAACAAAAAGCCAAAGACAAGGCAACGTCTTTCTTGGAGAAAAGCATATTTGATTTATGTCTAGTTTTGGGCGTTGACCAAGATGACTTAACGTCTGATTACGAAATTCCAGTAACAGAGGATAACCCTGATTATAAGGGTTATTTTTCACTTGTCAAAATGTTTCAGAATTTAGAAAAAATAGAGAATGGTTCGTAATGAAAAAAATTAATTTTCATACAATTAAAAATGACGACCTTGAGAAACAACATGGGTGGGCTATCGTTTCTGCACCAGAAGGAGTATTGGGGGTGTCATCCTTTGATAATAATAATTTTTCTGAAGATGTTGTCAGATTTGATAGCGCGACCATGACATGGTCAAGAGGAGGGAACTCGGGTCATTACTGCAATAGTTTGAGTGAGTCTGAAGAAATTATGGATGATAATGACAACTAGAATTGGCAATAAGAATAGTCGCGCATACGACGCAACGAGCAATATCGTTTATTTGGACACAATCATTTTATCAATAATGTATACAGTTGGCATGAGTGAAGAGGAATTATACTCAGCCACAATTGATGAAATTATTTTTAACGTACGTAGCACTTTTGAATATAGAAAAAATACGCTGCCTACAGCAAGCCAAAATACTGTTCGCGGAATCAATATGTTGCTTGTATTGAATTTACGACGCGCCTGGTTCGATAGGCAGATTGCTCTAGAGGTTATGGCTCGTGGATAAAATACTTGGTAACAAATTTTTGCTTGCGTCTTTGATTTCAAGTGAATTGACAAGAGACCTGTCCGATGGTCTTGAATACAACTACGACTCTGCTTATGACGACATTAATACATCTATCAAAGAATATTATAATTCTATGACCCTAGATAGGCGGGCAATTGCCATAGGCACAGATGGTGTGATGTTATCGCATGAAGTATTTGATAATCCTCAAATTGGCTGGAAGCAATCCCTATATTTATGTACTGATTATTTTGCTTTGATGATGGCAAATGTAAAAAGACCAAAGAATGCCTTAATTAATGGGCCAGACAAGCATTTTAATTTAGTTGCAACATTGGCTTCCATGGGTTGCAAATTAACTTTTCTAAATAACAAATATTTAAATAATTTTGAATTGTTTGTGTTAAACAATCCAGAGTACCCATTTGACATTGAGTACGAAGTTATTGAACAAGAAGATATTTACGGATATTCTGGTCTGAAATTTGATTTTATGTTACTTGGTGCGGTCTATCTGGTATTGGACGATGAATTAATAAATTCTCATATAGAAGCACTTGATATAGGAGGAGTTATTCATCTCATAAATACTAATGATAACTCTGAAATCTATGGCGAAAACTATGCTCATTCTCCAAGTTACAAATTGTTTGAAGTTATAGATGATTATCCGAATATCACCACCTACCATATACCTTTTGGTATTGGTCATAACTTCATTATTAAAAACTGATATAGTAGCAAAATGAAACCTCATCCAGATACACCTAATATTGGCGATAACGAAATATTGGAAATATCAAATTATAAAATTGAGATTTTAGGTCCTGGAATAGTTGTTTTTAGAAATGTATTACAATTTGACCAAAGATTAGTATTTGACTATATCGATAGCAAGGCCGACGAGGCGCATAAAAATCGTTGGAATTATATAGTTGGCGAAGATGGTCAAACATATGGAATTAACGAAGACGGTTTTCGTTATCTCCCAGAAGATATCCCTTCAACACCCGTAAGACTTTTGCGCCCGGTAGAAGAAGAAACTCCAGAAAATGTTGTTAATTTTTTTCATAACATAGAAGAGACTATTTACAAATGTTTACTTCGTTATATCGATATTTACCCACTGCTTGTCGGTTGCGTTTGGTGGCGTAATCGCGGACATATTCTCCGATACATCGATGAAGGCATTCTTGGTTCGCATTGTGACAATGATACTAACTATAAAGTAACCAACGGTGTTCGTTATATGCCGCGCGGTCAAGTCGCTGCTCGCCAAACTTGCGGAGCACTCGTGTATCTTAATGATTGCGTTGATGATGATTCGCAACTAGACGGCACTAATTTTGTTGGTGGCCACCTTAGGTTTTTCCATCTTGGAATTGAATATAAACCACAAAAAGGCGACGTTATCATGTTCCCCACAAACTATATTGCATCTCATGATGTGACGCGAATGACTGCCGGAATCAGGTATACGTATTTGTCATTTTTTGGTCAAGGCTCACCTGACCATAACGTTCATATCAATATAGTTGAACCAGAAGATAGTTTTGATTGGTGTCCTGCAATGTGGATGAATCAAATTTATGATGACTATGAGCGTTATTGTAAATCTGAATTTTCTCTATATTCTCAGGACGAAGTTGAATTGGGCATTAACCCGGTATATCAGGGCCGTTGCGTTGCTCAATATAATACTACCCATGACACAGAAGTATTGAAATAGGAATTTCGGAATGAAAAATTTAGGAAATGGAATCATCTTGTTTCGTGATGCATTTTCTGTAGAAGATAAAATCATTCGATTTTTGAGTTCATTACGCGAAAGTGACATTCAGGACAATTATATCCATGAGTTTAATGAGGATGGGTCAATTAAATGTTTGGTCAATAAAAGTGGCCATAGATTTCTTCCGGACGATTTATCAAAAACATGCATTCGTATGGGTGACTATTATCAACATGCAAATTCGAAGGACGCTATAGATTTTTTCAACTATTGCGACGAGGGTGTGTATCAGAAACTTTTAGAGTACGTTGAGGTATTCCCAATGTTATTGCCGTGCATCTGGTGGAAAACAAAGGGGCACCCCATACTCTATCCAAAGGGCTCAGAACAAGGGTTGCACTGCGATAATGACATAAACTATATGCCGGGATTTGAGCCAAAAATGCAATTAGGTTCTAGGCATGTACTTGCAGCGATGTGTTACCTAAATGATGATTTTACTGGTGGCGAGATTGTTTTTCCATATGCTGGAGTAGTTCATGCGCCAAAAGTTGGTGACATTCTTTTATTCCCAGCAAACTATATTTGTGCTCATTATGTCGCTCAAGTTACCGATGGTGAAAGATATGCATATCTTCAATATTTTGGGAACGGGTCTTCTTCACCAGAATATGGGGTGTCGGTGTGTGATGACCTTGCAAATGTCCATAGTGGCCAGGTGTGGATGAATAACTTGTTTGCCGATTATCGCAAGTATATTGAATCAAAATATGATGTCAATAATTACGGAGACCTACTACTCCCGCTACAGCGAGAATTTCATAGTTCTAGGCTAGAGTAATTGTATGGAAATTTTGAATAATGATGTCAAAATAGAGCACCTTGGTGGCGGTGTTTGCATATTTAGGAATGCGTTTTCTACTGATTGGGCTGCCATATTTGAAACTGCCGTAGAACTAGTTGACCTAGAACATGCCGACATGTATCAACCAACTGTTCATCCAGAAACTAAGGAAATGGCATATATAAATAAAAGTGGCTACCTCTTTGATAGTGAATCAATAGATGCAATGCCTCGCCGTGGTTCTGTAATTCATCGTGATTCTCGTCCACAAATTGCAAAAATGCTTCATGATATTGAAACTATAAAAGATTTGTATTTGTTGAAGTACTTTGAATATTTTCCACTTGCATATAATTGCGTTTGGTGGAAAGTCAAAGGACATCTTGTTTCCTACTCGCCAGGAGTTTATCTTGGACCCCACTCTGATATCAGTGCAGAATATGTGTATGGGGTGCATCAAACTTCACAAGAACTCGCCCTCCGTAATGTGATAACATCGCTTGTATATTTCAATTCATCAATTAATGAAAATTCGTCAGATAATTGTGATTTTACTGGCGGAGAACACATATTCAATTATTTGGGGATAGAATATTCTCCACGTGCCGGTGATGTCATGATGTTCCCATCTAATTACATGGCCGCACATGAGGTACGTCCTGTCGTATCTGGTAGACGTATCTCCTATCTTGGTTGGTATTCGCAAGGAACGCCGAATCAAGAAGTCGGAGAAAGCGTATGTGACCCAAAAATAAATCCAGACGGCGCAAGAATCAGTACAAATGTCTATATGCCGACGCTTCGCGATGACTATAGGGAGTTCCTGAAATCGCGGGGGTATGACGAATCGTCAGAACAATTTAATGCAACAAGACTGGTTGGTTGAGAGTGAAATCAACGCATGTAGGAATGGGTGTCGTTGTCTGTGAGGACGTCATAGATGTGGACCAAGTATTTTTAAAAAAGTATGTAGCAGCATTGCGTAGTGCTAAAGAGAATACTTTTACATATATTGAAGAAAACGGTATTGAATACGCCATCAATGCTACTGGTTTTAAATTTGATATTGCGGATATTGCCATCGCTCCCCAGAGATTTCTTAATACACGTTCATCTGAAGCACTAGGACAATTGGCAGATGAAGCAAATAAATTCATCGATAAATTAGAAAATGGAATATATGATGCACTAGTTGAATATTGTCGTTATTTTCCTGATGCAGCAACGACGGCATGGTGGCGACCCTTGGGGCATCTAGCAGGATACGAAAATGGTCAAAAAATTGGTCCTCATTGCGACGACCAAGTTCCTTTTGAATGGGGTCAGAAAACAGGAAATCAAGTATCAATGCATAATAGTACGAGCATAAACTTATATTTAAATGATTGCGTTGAATCAACTGAAGAACTTAATGAAACAAACTTCATAGGTGGAGAACTGTGCTTCCCTCATATCCCCTATAAATGGAAGCCTAAATCCGGTTCAGTCATTGCCTATCCTTCAAATTATGTTGGAAGACATGAAGTTTTACCCGTAACCCATGGTCAGAGGTATGCCTATCTGAGCATGGCGTGTTATGGAACATCATTCACATCGGAAGAAATTGTCGGTCAACAAAATCCACATAGAATTTGGATGCCTGACCTTATTGAGAATTCACGTCATCATCTGACGGAATTATAGGTTTTTCGGACCGATAATCAAATCCTAAATTTTGAATATATATTTCATATGCTTCTTTTGTCGGAGCACCCCAATATCCAATAATATCTCCATCAAGTACTTGTTTAACTATTGTATTTACATCATAGATTTTATCATCAAAATTTACAAAAGGTTTTTGGTCCGTTAATGATTCAGTGAATATTTTCTTCCAGTCCGAGGCATTGCGGTTATCTGGCTCACTCTGCTTGCCAAGATGATAAAAGAAATTATCATCTATCGAAAAGATCCTCCAGCCTCTCGTGCAAGCCCTAAGCGCCAGAATGTGCTCTTCGCCGTAAAACGCTATACGTGGGTCGGGGAGTAGTTGGTTGAAAAACTCCATTCGCGAAAATACAAAGTGCCCGGAGGCTAGATAATGTTCAATATACCCAACGCCCAATGTGCCAGCAGAGTTGCCCTGCATACCATATTCTTTTGAAGTTTCATCTATGGCTAATCGGTCACCATTGGTATCATGAAATATTATTACACCATTAGCGTCTCGTTCAAACCATTTGGTTCTTTGGCTTATGGCGACGTCTCCATACATTGACTGAAGTTTTGAGTACTCCCTAAGGAGATTGACGTCCCAGTTTTTTTCAAATATTGTGTGGGCATCAATTTGAAGACAGTAGTCTTGATTTTCATGAAGCATTAGGGCATTTAGGCGGCCCAACCCTAGCCCTAGTGGAAATTCATAACTTATGTTTACCTTTTTAACATTCCTATAATGAGATGTATCTGCAAATTTGCCATCTGTTCGCTGGTCTATTATGCCAAAATAAATGCGTGAAGGAAAACGTGCATTCTCGTACGCCGTATTTACCGTTAGGCCAATATCATCCTCATTGACACCGCAGGTGGATATATATATTGACCTTAAAAGTTTATTTATTGCACTCATAAAAAAATTCACCCGTACTTAAGGCTAGTGGTGGGGAATCTTTGTGCCATACATTAATAACCATTACTTGACGTACCCCATTGGCCGCTGGAGTCGTTTCATGGGGACGCCTGCCAGCGTCGAAACAAATCAAGCGATTGGGTCGATAGGCGATTCTTTCCCTCTCTTCAGGAGATGATGTGAGATTTATTACATTTTCTATTTCAAGAGCATTCTCGGGAGACCCCTCAATGCGTTTATTGTGTATTTCCAAAAAACCACCGTCAGAGCAATCCGTAAATCCGTACCATATAGAACCAATGCACGGTGCATTAAATGTTTTATCGTGTGCATAAGAAAAAGTATCTGCGTCAACATGTATTTTTAGATGTTGTCCAGTCTTAAACGTTCTACACCAATATTCGAAGCCACATAACTCTGATGTTTGAAACGGCAGCAATCCAGGCGTTTTCCAAATTGCCTCAATGACTCGTTTCCGTGTTGTATTGGCCGGGCTGGACCACCACCCATCCCAGAACATGAAGGGGGAATAACATGCAGATGCCTCCGAATGAAAATAATTGGTCTCATGACCAAAATTTTCTATATCACCCATATCTGGGGGAAAAAATTTAGTGTCATTCCTTATATCGTTTAGGAGATTTACATCATTAATGAAGTCATCAATTATTATCATTCTGAGATTCTTCTTTCGGGGGTGGACCATAAACTGCATCAACGACGGACTGCAGTGGGACCAGCACAAGCCCTAGTGTTTTCTTTTCAAAATATTGATTTGAAGATTGTGCATATGGGTCCGAGCAATAAATAACTTTAGTCATTTCAATCTGCTTTGGCATTCACCTTTTATAGCATAAGATGAGCCAATGGGCCAGACATCAAGGAGACAGAATGTCAAATACACAAATTGAACTGACCAAAGTCATTGAAAGCCTTCTTTCACAAATGTCCCAACAGTTCTCTCAGCAAGCACAAAAAATTGCGATGCTTGAAGCGACTGTGGATGCCCTTTTGAAGAATGTGAATTCGGAGAAACCAACTGAATAATGATTTCCATCATTACGCCCACATATAACACTCCGCAGGACATTCTTGCTCGTACTTGGGGTTCGTTGAGGTCTCAGACTTTTAAGGATTGGGAATGGGTTATTTGGGATGACTCTACGAATAATGAGACTTGGCGTCAGTTGTATGGATTCTGCTCTGATGAACGGTACAGGATTTCTATGCATCGCTCCCATGTTCATTCGGGGTCTATTGGAGATGTTAAGCGAAATGGCTTTATGGTTGCCAAGGGTGACATTTTGGTTGAACTTGACCATGACGACGAGTTGATGCCTGATGCACTCCAATTGATTTACGATGCGTTTAATGAGAATCCTGATGTAGGGTTCGTTTACTCTGATTGGTGTGAAATACTCCCAGACGGGCAGTCAGGGCGTTATCCAGACGGTTGGGCCTTTGGGTACGGCAGTGACTATTGGGACCAGGAGCACGGCGTTTGGACCATGCGTGCGCCAGAACTAAACACCACTACCATGCGCCATATTGTTTCAGCACCGAATCACGTTCGTGCTTGGCGAGCAGACGTCTATCACGCCCTCAATGGGCATGACTGGAACCTCAAAGTGGCTGATGATTACGATTTGTGTGTCCGAACGTTCCTGGCGACTAAATGCTTACATATACCGAAAATGATATACAAGCAGCACATATCCCCCAAGACTGCTCAACGACAACACAATCCTTTGATTCAAGAAAATGTCGGAATTATTGCTGAGAAGTACCGGACTTTTCTTGATAGCAAATTTGGTTTAGGTATCTGATAAACTACAGGCTGTTAGTGCGCTAAACTACTTAATGAACGTTCATTAAGGAGGCCACAGATGGCTTTTACGCAAAAACGCGTTTATGGTCCAGCAGCGATGGCCACAAGTGCTGCAATTATTCATACATCGCCATCGTCACCGGCAACAGCGACAATCATTAAGCAAATACTGCTTTGTAATACTACTGGCGCCGTACAGACGGCGACACTCTATGTTGCCGCAGTTGGAGCCGTCAGCGACGCAAAAACAATCTTTAAAGCAATTTCTTTAGACTCCAGCGAAACGCTCATTTTAAACCTTGTGCTCGTTTTGGCTGCTGGAGAAATAATTTCTGGTTTTGCATCAAACGCTGGTGTCACAATTACGATAAACGGAATCGAAGAGGCATAAGGTATGACAGTAAAAAACATGCCCTCAAAAGTTCGCGTCAACAATATTGACACCATTGTTGAACTCAACGAAACCGAAACACTCACCAACAAAACCCTAACTGCCCCAATAATTAACGCGGGAACAGTTAGTAAGGCTGTTCTTACTATGCCAGTAGAACAAATCACCTACAACGCGACGACAGAAAATCTTCCCGGTACATCATTGGCATTGGGTGTGCAGACAATTGATGTCACTACAGCAACGGCATACTATTATAATCCTACAACAGGCAAAAGTGTGACTTGGGTTCCAACATTCACAAACGTAGGGACACTCCTTAATGCAGACGGGAAATCTGTTACGGTCACAATTATTGCTAAAATTGCTTCAAGTGGTGGATTTGCGGCCACAATCTCTTTAGCAACAAGCACTCTCATTTGGCAAGGTGGCGTGACGCCGGCATCAACCAACACAAGTGCCGGAACAGACGCTTACACCTATACAATAGTTAGGACTGCAGAAAATACATATACTGTATTTGCCTCACGAACACGGTTTGCGTAATGCCCATTATCTCCTCGTTTACTGGGATAGCGGCAAGAGGTTTGGGTTTCACCAACGGGCTACCACCATTGCCGCCAACATCCATATCTTTTAGTTCAATTTCGGCGCTCAATGCTGTAGTTACATTTACGACAACCCCCACTTCTTATCCTGTTGCCCTTGTTCAAAAAAAGATTATGCTAGACGACACGTTAATATCTGATTGGGAAACAATAACGAGTGGTAGTAATATTTCTGCCTCAAACTTGACCCCCGATAATGAATACACCGTCTATTTCAGAACACAAGATACTGGCGGACAAATAAGTGAAGAAGTAACTGCAACATTAACTACATTGGAAGAGACCCCTCCTGGGGCGCCGACTTTCTCGTTGGCGCCTGCAGCCGGTGATGCCGGAACATTCAAATTTAATATTACTTGGACAGCCGGAACTGCAGGGACGTACTCACGAACAACTCAATACAGAGTTGAAGAAGCGAACGGAACACAGAGGATAGATTGGACAACAGTTTCGTCTAGTCCAATCGCCCATGGCGCAGATACCTACAACGGCACTGGAGCACTCACTCCAGGGGAGACATATAAAGTTCGTTTAAAGTCGGTAGCCGCAACATCAGGAACAGAAACACCCGCCGCATATCAGACACAGGCCACTAACGGCATCGTTGCTCCCAACGCCCCAACCGGCCTCTCTGCAACGCCTGTAGCAACAGGTAATCAGGGCGAATTTTCTTTCACATTCTCGCACACCCCGGGGACCGCCAGATCATATCCGGTATCAGGTTCGCAATACAGAGTAAGATCAAACAACACCGAACCATATACTTACGTCACTGGTTTTTCTACGTATCAAGACTTTTCTGGAACAATCTCAATTGGCACACCCACACACTCAGGTGCCATCATGTCACCCGGAAGCACCTACTATGTCGATACACGAACATACGACTCCCAGGGAACATTCAGCGCCGTAACATCAACTTCCGTCACACTGACCGCGAAACGTGACCCGACAGTAAGTTCCCTAACTGTCGCAGCACCAACATACAACGGCACCAACACCACTACTTTGAATGTTACGTTCAATGGCGTTCCTGGAACATGGCCCATTTCCTCCTATCAATACAGCACCAATGCTGGCACAAACTGGAAAACATTTTCAGGGAGCGCACCCTACAGTTTTAGTGTTCTTTCATCATCAACCGCATCATTGGTTGCCGATACGTCTTACACAGTGTATGTGCGGGCAGTCGATAGTCAGGGTAATGTGTCGGGATTAGGAAGTGGAGTAGCAGCAACAACGAATGCCTCAGTTCCATCAGCACCAACTTTGACTTGGAATCCTAACATGACGAGTTCTTCTGTAGATAACGCTTATTTAATATTGTCTCAACCGAGTTATGGCGATGTTGCCTATGTTGAAGTAAGCACAAATAGTAACTTTTCTGGGGCAACAACATATAATAGTTCTACTCATCCAACCATTGTCGCATATGACAATGGTCTTAGTAGGTGGCTTGTTAGTATTGGTAGCCAAGCATTCAACTCAACCTACTATTATCGCGCATATGTGAGAAATAAACACGGCGCAACCGGTGAAAGTGGCTATAGCGGTACACGCACTTGGGTGACGGTGAAAAAGGAAATTGATTGGAGCATTAGCGACGCGACTGAAGTTTTAATCGGCGACTCGGAAGACCCTCCGACCGGCAGTTGTGCTAATGCTAATTATAGAATAGGTATTGTAATGAGTGGGGTATCTCAACATGACTACCAGGTTGGATACAAGAGGGTCACTAAAATATCGGCTGAACTTGCATGTGGAGCGACATGCAACTTGCGTCCGACAGGGTACACGACAGCATGGAAGATACCGAGTGGTACCGAATATACGACAGGGCTAAGTGGGACTCTGGATGCACCATTTGAAACCAGGGAAGTTACTGGCCTCAACATTACCGGACTTGCCGTTAATGGAACATTCTATTTACGCACTCCATCATCTTGGCCAAAAACATCATCGGGTGGCTTCGGATGCCTCCCCTATAATGGCGACTACATAAAAGGCAGAAACTTTACACTCACAGGTAAAGAAACACAGGCAGGCTCAGTCACATAGTACAATAGAAAGTATTACACTATCCTGCAAAGTGGTGAGAAATGCGAAAAAGGGGCGCCCGTAAAGGGCAATGGATATTTTGGGTTATCGCGTTTTTTGGTTGGTTTGCGCCTGCCGGAGTTATTGCTACGTCTGAAAACCTATTAGTAAATGGTGATTTTGCAGCCGATGGTGGTGGCTGGATTGGTGCGAGCGGGGGTGGTTCTTGTTCTGGTGGAGTGCCTAGTCTTGGTGTTTGGGGTGGTGAACCGCAACTGACATTTAGTTATATGCAGAATTCCGTATCTCAGCAAGTGACTGTTTCGTCTCCATCGGCACTAGAACTTTCTTTCCTTGCGAATGGGCCTAATGGTGGAACGTATAGCGCGACGATTTCTGACTCAGATGAGTCTGTAACAACTGGGGTGCTGACTGCAGGTGCAAATCAGGTTTCTAATCTAGGGATAACTACAACACAGAACGATGAAGTCGTCACAATCACGTTTGCTGGTAAGGATTCATTATTTTGGGCTGGATGCTATGGGCCAGTAATTAGGAACGCATCGTTAACGGTGGTTACTCAGCCGACCTCGCTGGTTGTTACGAGTCTTTTGGATGATGGTTCCGTTGGAACGTTACGTTGGGCAATTATCCAAGCCAACGCTACTGCTGGTGGAATCTACGACGCCATTGACATCACCACAGAAGGAACCATTACTCTTACTTCCGACCTGCCTGCGATTACGGCTGGGGTAACAATCACCGGTACAGGAATGGTCACGACGATTATTGACGGAAACAACCTAAATCGGGCGATTTACAACAATGGCTCAAGAACAATTGTTGTCCAGGACATGACATTCAAGCAAGGAAAAAACGTGTCGTGGAACGGTGGACTCATCTACAACAGCAACGGAACAATGACATTCAACCGAATAAAGATTTCCAATCATTCATCGTGGGCCTTCTATCAAGGAAATGGTGGAGTAACCACATTCAATGATTCTCAATTTACCAACAACGGTTACGCGATTACCTCTGACCACGGAGGCACCCCCTCTTCGCTGAGCCTTACAGACACTAATTACTCAAACCGCATCTACATCAATAACTCGGTATTCACATCAAACACTTATGGTATTCGCACCGAGCGATTTACGAAGGTTGTAGACAGCCAATTTACAAACAATACCTATGGTGCATTGCTCGGTGGGCTGAATCGCCAACAGGTAATCAACTCCACATTTACTAGCAATAATGTTGGCGTTTACTTGTCTTCTTGGATTCCAACATCGTGGACCCCGGGTGCTGGTAACCAAACTGTTTCAAACAACGCATTCAATGGGAATACGACTGCTATTCAGTTTGCAAACAACTGGAATAACGGCTCTTCGATGTACAACGGAGTAAGTGCAAACTCTTTCTCCACAGCCAGTGGGAATATATTTGGTACCACTGCGCTAAATACAAATAATTTCTCAGGCGCTGGGTATGTGGAGTCCAACAATACAACCACTGCGGCTTACCTTAACCCAGTTACGAACTTGACGGCTGTTGCAAACGCAGACGGAAGTGTTGACCTTGATTGGGATGCGTCAGCGGCAAGCAATGCTGCCATCTACGGTTACTCGGTTAGTTTCTACGACCTTGACGAAATTGGTGGAACCACATCAGGAGGATGGGGGGTTTGGACCAATCAAGGAACCACCTATTCGTTAAGTACTGGAATGTTCTCTGGCAGCAATCCTGTCACGACTGGATACGGACCAGTTCGCTTTGGTATCAAAGCAGGAAATCAAAGTTGTTTCAACTCAGCAGGAGTGGGGCCGTGTGTCTATGGACCCGAAATAACCGTTGATGTAACCGTTATTGACCCAACCCCGCCCACTACAACCACAACAGAAGTTCCCACTACAACAACCGAGCCTCCAACTACTACGACAACAGAGGTGCCAGAAATAGAAGAACCAACAACAACTGAACTTCCAGTTACTTCGCCTCCTGATACGGAGCCAGAAGATACAATAGTAACAACACCAGATACTACCGATGGAGGAACTGATGGAGGAACCGGAGATTCCGACGACACAACGTCACCCGAAACAACCGTACCTGAATCAGCCCCAGAAGAAGAAACGCCAGATACAACACCGGAATTACCGGTAGAAGAAGAAACACCAGAAGCGGTCGTTGACGACATTCTCGCAGGGGACCCGTCACCTGAAGAATTGACAGATGCTGTCAGTGACGCACTGTCCGCAACAGAGTCGGAAGAAGAACTGGTCGGTGTTGCTACTGAACTCCTGACGTCAGACCTTGACACAGAGCAATTTATTGCAGTCATTGATGAAGTTTTCAGTCAAGACTTATCCGATGAAGCACTTGCCGAACTCGTTACTACTGTATTCGCCGAAGATTTATCAGATGAAGAAATCGCCGCTGTCGTGGACCAGGTATTTACCGCCGACATCAGCGATGAGGCGTTTGCTGAAGTTCTTGACACCATTTTTGAAGAGCCATTAAGCGACGAGGCTTTTGATTCTGTTATCGACGCCATTTTAGACGAGCCGATTTCGGATGAAGCGTTTGATGAGTTGGTTGATGTTTTGGGTGGCGACAGTGTTAGCGATGAGCAGGTCGTGGCTGCGGTTGACTCTATTATCGAAAATGGTCTTTCGGACGAGCAATCAATAAGTATTGCTACAAGTGGCGAGGTGTTGGAGTCAATTACGGGCGACCAGGCTACTGAAATTTTTGCCACCGTTCCAATTGGGGACATTTCGGATGCTGAGGCTGCTGCTCTTGTTGAAGCAGTACAGGACGCCCCCGTTGAGGTTAAGGAAGCATTTGAGGAAGAAATCAATATTTTTGCAGCAGGAAATGTAGACACGTACGTTCCTCTCGGCTCCAGTATTCCAGTAAGCACCCGGCGTGTTCTGATTGCCGGAACCGCACTGACCCTCACAATGATTCCTATCCCCGTACAAATATCACCATCACGCATAGGTAAGTGAAATTAACAAAATAGAAAGAGGAAATAATGAAAAAATATTGGCATAAATTCTTAGAAGTTCTTGACGGTCTTAACTGGACAGTCGCGGGAACGGTTCTGGTCCTGATTACCCTCAGCGGACCAACGAAATCTCAAGGAATTCAAATATTTGTCTTTGCCTTAATCTTGCATCTTTTGATTGCAATGTTGAAGCCATCTGACGAAGAGTAGTAAATCCTGTACAATATATATTTATAACTCTAATATTCGGGAGATAAATATGAGCAAATATCCTTTTATCAAACTTGTAGTACCAACACCGCTTAAATCATACAAAAATGGTCAACTGCCTGCAAATCTTCTGGCTAAAGTCAAAACCGGCGGACAAATGTATGCTCCCGTAGCGGCACATTTCAACAATCTGTATGATGCCGCCCTCGCCGCAGGCTTCAAACTCAAGAATGTTGGTGACTATCGTTCATTTGAGGGTCAGTTAAATATGTTTATGGACCGCTACGTCACCACCGACACCGGTACTGGCGTAACCCGTCAGTACGAAGGTAAGACCTGGTACCTCAAGAAGGGCAAGGCTCCCTCGGCAGCACCAGACCCCACTGGCCTCAAGGGCTCTAACCACGGTTGGGGACTTGCAATTGACCTTGGCTATGACGTCAACGGCAAACTCACCTCAATGGGTGGTGCCTGTGGTGACTGGATGTGCGCCAACGCTCCCAAGTACGGTTTCTACCTACAGGGCGACAACCCGGCTTCTAAAGAATTTGAACTATGGCACTGGCAGTACGCTCTCGGTGATGCCGCCCCTAATGGCGCTCCTGCTGCCGCACCTGCGCCCGCCGCTGCTGCTGCACCTGCCGGTGGCGGCGGGATGCGCTTTGACTATCCAGGAACTCCAGTAGGTTTGGGCTCAAAGGGCGCAAGCGCCTCACTTGTCCAAGCAATTATTGGTGCTAAGGCAGACGGCGACTTTGGTCCCAAGTCTGTCGCTTCGCTCAAGGCATGGCAAACAGCGAACGGCCTGACCGCAGACGGCTCCGTCGGCCCGGTCACATGGAAGAAAATGTTTGGCTGATATTCCCAGAAAGGGAGCCATGAAAATTACTAAATTCATAATCTGTTTGTCTTTACTACTTGCCCCAATACTCGCTTCTTGTGGGGATGGAACCTATAGATACCCATGTCAAGACCCCGCGAACTGGGAGAATGAAGAATGCAACCCACCTATTTGCGAAGTAAATGGCTCGTGTTGGTACACGCTTATCGGAAAAGGAAGTCAGCCATGAGGAAGAAACGCTATACAGCAGACGAGTTAGACGCCCGACTAAAATTTGTTATTGGTTGCGTCCTAGGTGGGGTTCTTCTTCTTACAACAGGGGCAATTTTATATGCGCTTGTATTTGTTACCCAGCCCATCGGCGTTCAGGCAGAGAACGACAAAATGTTTTTTAGCGTACTTTCAAGCGTTGCCACGTTTATTACCGGAACTCTCGCCGGATTAATGATTTCTAATTCTCGCAAAGGTAAAGACGACTCGGATTCGGAAATCTGATGGTTGAGATTGTGGTCGCCCTTATTGGCTCTATGAGCATTGTTCTTGTAGCCCTCGTAGAGAAGGGTCGTCGTGAGAACAAGAATGACCACAATCGTGTTGTCGTGTCATTAGACCGTATAGAAAGCAAAATTGATGGCCATATTAATGACCATGCAAAGGGTGAATTTGACGAATAAAAATTATTAAAGGGGATTCAGTTGAAAATTAGACCTGCATTTAAAAAATCTTTGATGGTTGCTGTCTGCGCTGCTACGGGGATATTCGCTTTATTTAGTAGTGCCCCATTTGTTGCATCTGCTGATGTTATTTCTAGTACCGATTTTGAAACCGGAACATTAAATGGGTGGAACAAAAGCCCAGTATCTGGCACTAGTGCACTCACAACCATCACGCAAGAAGGTTCTGGTGTCAATATTGCGACTGGAAGCATTTCATTCAGCGCACCTTCACATAACGCCGTTGGTAGTCCGACCCTAGGCAATGGTCAACCCAACCCGTATTATGCGCCGGCAGTCACCCCGACTACTTGGACATTCTCTCCATATGGCACGTATGCAGCATCATTGCAGCCGAGCGGTTCTCCCACATTCGATAATGCCACTAGCGCATTGGGTCTCACCCCAACTCAAAATACTGCAATCAAGACACTTCTAACCCAGCAGAAGCAGGCGTCAGGTTTGGGTGATTCCAACCCAACAAATGCGGCATGGATAACTAAAGAAGTTACATTAAGTGCAGGCGCAACCTACACAATGTCATGGAACTATATTGGAACAGATTACGTTCCGTTCAATGATGGTTCTATTACATCGCTTGTTTACACTGGAACTGGAACAGCACCACAAATCACTGTGAATAATGGCGTGGGCAACTATGCTCTGCTCGGATTTACCAACCCTGGAACTGGCGACTACTCCACCGGAACATATGGCTCAACCGGCTGGCAAGTATCCACCTATCAGGTTTCGACTACAGGAACATATCTACTTGGTTTTGCAGTTTTTAATCTTGGTGATACCGGACTCTCGCCTGTCTTACTAGTTGACAGCCAGCCAGGCAACACTGTAAAAAATGGTGCACCATTTGGTGCTGTTGTCCCCAATAACCCGAATGCGCCTGTAGCCCCATCCACAACAACAGAGGCCCCCGCAACTACGACAACTACGACGACTACGACCACCACAACAGTCGCGCCTACAACGACTACGGAAGCCCCAGCAACTACCACCACTACAGAAACGCCCGCTACTACTTCAGCCCCCACTACAACTACGGTGGCTCCTGCGACAACCACCACAATGGCACCCACAACTACTTCGGAAGCCCCCGTGACAACTACAGAGGCCCCTGCGGTGACAACAGAGGCACCCACGACAACAGTTCCAACTCAAGTCACCACCCTCCCAATTACGGGCTCGGATACAGACAATTCAGGTCTTATCGCATTTGGCATTCTCGCTTCTGGTTTTGCCATCTATTTATTCGCTAAAAAAAATAAATAAAGGAAAATTATTATGAAAACTCTTGCATTCCGGATTTTGGCAACATTTGCAGCCTCAGGGCTTGGCGTTATTGGGGCTGGCGCTATCGCCAATATCCCGTTATGGAAGGCAGTTTTCATGGCTGGCGTCGCTGGAGTCGCACAAGTTGTTGAAGGGTTGTCACGAGCGTACCTAGATGACGGTAAACTATCTGTAGCGGAAATAAACTCCGTGTTTAACAAAGTTGACAGAGCCGATAGCGAATAGTAGGCTCATGTTAACTTCGCCTCAAGACGTAGGTGAAAAATATAAATCTCACTGAGGATGCGGCACGACATGGAAGACAATGAATTGGTCTGGCATACGGACGGCCACAAAATTAGGTTGCGCCTAAATAAGACCGAAGTCGAAATTGTTGAGATAGTTTGTCCACATGGACACTCCGGAGCATGTTGGCATAGCCGATCAGGCTGCCTTGTCCAGTTTTTTTTGACACGATATGGTTTTGAGTGCAATGTTGGAGTATGCCCCATTGAGGAAGTTTTAGAATTGTGCTGGTCTATTTCTGGAGACAGCAATGATCCTGAGGCATGTCAATTATGGTTTGTGCCAATGAACGATGAGGCATTCCACGCTTGGCTGGTTTCTAAGAATCTTTAATTATTCCCGTGGGCTTGGCTAATTCCAAGACGTCTTGCCATCACATATATATGATCTATGCCAGATAGCGTAATCATATATTGCCCATCGTTGCAGTCTTTTAAGTATCCATGTTCTATTAATGTTTTGATTGAACGTTCAATCTTGGAGACTCTGTCCATTTTTGCAAAAATAACCATTGGGTCAGTTGGCTTAAAAGGTTTATTCATCATTTTTGCATACACCAAAATGTCATGTGTTACTGAGTCGTGTTTGATTGTCATAAAACTCTTTCATAATTTTGAAGTCTCTATCACAATAAACAACATCCCAAACTATTGTGTATTTATTGCGACGGCCTTTTT